CTCCGACTGCACCGTTAATTGGTGTAATTGAATCCACAAGAATCAAGCCACTGTAAAATGGATTGGCAGCTGAACCAGAAGCTGACTTATCAAGTGCGCACTTAAAATAAGCGTTTGTTGCAAACAATGTGTTCATTGTCTGTAACACTGCTGTTGCAGCGTCATCATTGATTAGATCAACTGTGATTGAGTTGTTCTGGAGTCCAGCAACATAACGGTGACCTGTGTCGCCCATTGCTGTGACTTCCAAACTATCGACAGACCTCGTCAATGTAAAATTTGTGACATACGCACTGAGATCGATTGAGGCAGGATCAGATGCGCCTACCTTGAAACCGACTTTATTGGTTAGGCCTTGAGCCATGGTTATTCCTCATCTTTCTTTGTAGGTTTTGGTGTTTCTGTTTTTGGTGCTACTTGCCCGATTTTTTCGAGAAAGTCCGCGTTTGCTTTGTCGTTATCTGGCATTACTAGCTCCAACTCGTGAGTATCGAGACTTGCATTTGGCAAGTCAAAAGGTCGCCTGTTGCAGCACTGAGAACGCTAGGTGCGCTAACAGAACCTACATTATAGACGATAGAAGATGCCGCTAGTTTGCTAAACACAGCAACTATCAGATCTTCAATTCCATTGAGATTTCCCTCGTTATCGAGAAGTGGTACGAATATGTTCAAAAGAAAATTGGCAGTAGGTGAGATGGTTATTTGCGCATTGTTGTTTGGCGCAATATACGGATCATCTGGACTGATAACAACGCTATTAACAATAGGAGTCGCTGGAGGAAATGCGAAAACTGAATACTTTGTATCGTCCACTAATGCTGTGGCAAGTGTTGTTCTGAGTGTTGTAATTGCTGTTGGCATGGTTAGCCAACCATCGAGCGAGGATCTAAGTAAGGTGCAAGTAAGCCACGAACACGAGCAAGTAAGGTGTTCGACATCGTGAACGGGCTAGGGCTAAAGCCATCGACTGACATGCCTTGACCGCTAGGCGCTTGACGCGCTTGCCAGATTGCAATTGTTACCATAAGTGAGGCTTCTTGAATTGCTGGAACTGTTGTGTAATCAACGTAAGTTTCTGCTGCTGCAATGCCATAAGGAGCAACTGTGTGGCGAGGGTTGTCGCTTGTGTGAGATGTTGTGACACTAAATTCTTGTAATCCCACTGCTGTAATTGTCTTAGTGCCGTTGTACTTAGTACCAGCACCTGTGATTGTTACTGATTGCCCAACATAAAATACATCTGTTATTACTTCATCAAAGTAAAGAGTCCCAACTGTTCCAACATTGCCATGAGCAACGATTGGCTGTTGGTTCTTCCATAAAAATGGGAGCATGACATTGTCAGAGGCATCACATACAGATTGCAATACAGCATCTGTGTAAAGTGTGCCTACGCCAAGAGCTGAGCGAAGTTCAGCGACTGTGGTGATTGACATGCTTTCCTTTCTAAAGACTCAGTAGGGGCAAGGGCTATGCCCCTACTGAGCGACTTAGTTATTTCGTTGGATTAAGTTTTATTAATACCGAATGCGCCAGCGCCAATTTTGGTCGCGATTGCACCATAACCATACATTGCAACGAGAATTTCACCAGAAGCAATTACATCAGCACGAAGCTGGTAAGTTGGTGACTCGTACCATGTGTAGGCAGTTGGGTTGATGATCAACATTGAATCATCTTTGTCAGTGTCATTTGCTGATGGTACGTTTGCTGAAACGTACAAGTTCAACCCCGCGACATTTCCACGAATGCTATCAACAGCAACCTGGCCTCCCGCATTTTGTGGTTGTGCGGCCATGTAAATTGGTCGCCCAGAATCGTTCAGTGTCATGAGGTTGGCCCACTGTGAAGTGTTAGCAAGGATATTCTTAGCGAATCCCTGTGTGTTTGTGTACACAGATGCTGCACCGCGTGAAACGAATCCAAGCAACTCTGCTGCTGTTGGGTATGTTGTAAGTGTTGTTGCATCTGCTGATGCGCCAGAAGCAATTGCTGTGTAGACAGCAAGGTCTGTTGCTTTAGCATATTGCGCAGCCATGTTATTCATGAGCTCTGTTATGAATAATGGTGAAGATCTGTCAAAGAGCTCAACAGAAAATTGCTGTTGTCCAGCGTACTTTTTTACAGATACTGTGACGAAGGAAGCAGCTTGGTCTGTGTTAGATGGTGTTCCAGCCTCTGCTGTTTCTGCAACTGTTGGAAGTGTTGTGATTTTAGGAATTTCAAAAGACATTCCTGCATCAGGCAATACACCAGTTGTAATTGCATCAATTGCTGAGCGTGTGTTGTTAGCAAGACCATTGATGACAGTTGTGAGCTGACGTGTTGGAATGAGTCCTGCGTTGTCTGTTGTGTCAGCAGCTGCGCGAACATACTCGCGTGCCTCATCTGATCCAAGTGATGCTCTGATTGTCATTTCCAATTGCTTTGGAGCTGAGAAATCAAGGCGTGGCTTTGAGTAAGCCATTGCTGTAATAGTAGGGCGAGCAGCTTCTACAGCCGATGCTTCTACTGATGGTGATGCTTCGACTGGAGTGGTTTCTTCCACGACTGTCTCGCTTTCTGTAGTTGGTTGTATTTCAGCAGGGATGATTTCCTCTGCTGCGATCTCTAATATCTGAGCAGACTTGAAGGCTGGCTCAGTTACTAAAGAAACTTCTTTTAGTCGTGCGGATGAGACGACTGTGTGACCATCGCGTGATGGCTTTGATGCGAGGATTTCAGCCCCGATGCTAAGACCTGTAACAAGGCCTTCGCTAGCCATAATCAAACTGTCAGAACCTGCTTGACTGCGACTCAACTTGAACGTTGCATAAATACCATCTGCACGAGTTTCAGCAGCAGTCATTCGACCGATTGGCTTCTTCATGTCGTGCTGTGATAACAATTTGATTTTGCTAACGTCGCCGATTTCAATAGATCCTGCTTCAAAGGAATAAGCACCAAGGTTAGTGTTACCCACTTCGCCTGTTCCAAGTGGCACAATCTTGCCAGAAATTTCGCGACGTTCTTCGCTGCACTCAATTGATGAGGCTTCAATAAATAAAGTTTCCATTATTCGCCGTTTCCGTTAGGAGTTAGGTTTTCCATTTGCATTGCCTGTTCAGTTGTAATTAGCCCAAGAGATAACATCTTTTCAAGAACCAGCAAACGCTCCATTGGTTCAGTACGAAGGAATGTGTCATCGAGTGCAAACTTGACATAATGTCCAGCAGTCGAGATGTCATCCATGCTAAGTCTTGCTTCAATGGCGGATGCGTAAGGTTGCAAAGTTAGCGCGACCATCTGCTTGCGCTCATCTTGCACATTGGCATAAGTCATTGTTGTGTTCTGTGATGCAGACACATAATAGGGATCTACAGAGCAAAGTCTGGCGCATTCTGTGGCAAGGTTCTGAATTGCCTCGTTGTAAAGCATGTCTTTAGGCGAGAATGAAGTTGGTTCATAGTTTAGAGTCGATGTCAAGTAAGCAGTAGAATTATTCTGGCGACTGCGCTTCCATGCTGCTAATAATGCAGAAACCTCGGTTGGTGGGAGGTCAGCGCCAGAATTTTTGATAATGCCACTGCTCATCGGAGTTGCAGCAGCTACAGCAGCAGCGCGTTGAACATCGAGTGCAGCTTGTATTGTTCTAGCACCTATTCCTAATATGCCTTCATCTTTTTGAAATGTGATAAGTGAGCCAAGACCTGACATTGGTACTGGCTTGCCATCAATGTTGTACTCAGTAATAAAATTAGTTGCTGGATCTGTAATGAAACCGACTTTAGTATTGGCGACCCAATTAGCGCGAGCCATGCGACCATCTTCTGCATAAACTTCTGTAATTTGCCAGAATGCTTGACCGTACATAAGCAATGAGTCAAGTGTAAAATATAGAGTCTCATAAAGTGGTTGGTGCTTTGAAGGTTGTTCAACCCAACGTGGAGCTGCAATTTTTTCGCCAGTTGATTTCTTGTAATACTCTAAAGGAACGGATGCAAGAGTTCCTGAAATTAGATCGCGGCATCTTTTGATTGCAGGAACGCCAAGTGCCATTTGACGAGAAACTAATGCAGGGAAATAATTATTGTAGCCATAAAAGCCATCGGCCATAATCTGTGGCGCTTCTTGCGCCTGTACAACTTGTGGCTTACGCGAGAATATACCCATAGACAGAAAGGATACCATTTGTCAAGTTATTAGACAAGTAACCTCTGCGTGTCTAACCGTAAATCATTGGTGTAGATTGTGGCTTCATCAATTGGCTAACAACCATGGCAATGGAGATAGGCGCTGATACATCTCCTGCGCTTTTGCGTTTGACAATGCGCCAAGCAGAATCATTGACCTTAGCTGCGCAGTTATTGAATTGCTGGATAAGTTCATCTTGTCCATTGTGAACGACTGTGTGATTGACCAGACCAGTGAGCAAGTCTCCACATGCCTGATAGAACTGCTGCCCTGAGCAGTCTTGCGTCACGACTCCAGCATTGGCTAGGCGTTCAGCAATTGTGGCAGTTGTGTATTTGTCAAACAAGACCATGCGAGGCCGATAGATGTCAGCCCAACCCTTTATACTTGCCGCTATCTTTAGATCATCTACTGAAACTTGTGATTCAAAGGTTTCGAGGATTCCAATAGCAATCTTGCCATCTGGCATCATCTGGCCTGCTACTAACGATGCGTTTCTTCTGCTAGGTGAAACATCGAAGCCGAACATAGTCAAGGCTCCTGCTGTTATAGTCAATTCGCTATTGCTGGTCTCTTCAAGGACTCCATGAGGCCAAGGACTGCTTAGGGAGTCAATCCACTGACATAACGTCTCAGTGCGAGTATTTTCTATTGGTGAAGTTGATATTGCTTCTTCAATCGCTTCTTCTGTAATTGTGTAGCCAAGTGCAGGGTTTGCCTGCGCCCATGCAGCTCTATCATTTATTTTGCAATACTGTGGCGCTGAGTATTCATAGAATCCGAAAGTCTTAGGTGGATGATCTAACGCTCTTTCTCGTAAGTCATTGAGTACCTTGCTAAATGCATCGCCTGCATTAGATGTCAAGAGTATATGCGAACCAGCATGAGCGCGTGTCGTAGGCATTGCAGCTCTATAGCCTTCTTCATCGATTTCGCGTAATTCATCAATAAATAACAAGCCATTGACAGTACGACCGCGAGAACCATCACGAGTTGATGCAACAACATCGAGACGAGCGCCAGATAACATCTCGATTGACTCTGTACCGTTTGCGTATCGAATCTGTTTCACGAATCCTTTGAGATGGTCATTGCCTTCAATGAGTTGTGTGACTTGTCTAAAGGTGTCCAGTGCCATAGATCTATTACTAGACATAATGAGCACGTTTGTATTCCATTTGATGAGATGAGTCAAGATAAGCATTCGAGCAAGATGAGTTTTACCGTTTTGGCGCGACATCAACAATAAATTACTGCGCCTGACCCACAATCCGTCTTTACCGACTGTGAGTATGTCTTTTAGCACATATTCCTGCCAAGGCAGCAAAGGAATCTTTACAATCTCGCATAAGTCTTTGACATCTTGTAATTTGTTTGGGCCTGTGAGAAAGCCGTTGTGTAGCCTCGGTTTTGTTGCCCCCAACAGGCGTTTGGACTTCTTGGCCTTAGTCGTCATCAGATCGGGTTAGGTCGGGCAGTAAATGGACTGTCTTGGTGAACCTTCGACCGTGTTAGGGAGGCGGAGACTGG